CTGTGCTTGCATTTGGGCTTATCTGCGAGGCTGTTACTATTTATGGACATCCAGCCATGATACCATATAAAATTTTTATTTATATTGTTACAACTAAGTCACTCATGACATTGTACAGAGGGAGAGGAATACATGTTCAACATTTCTCCAAAATTAGATCTATGGCAGAGTGGCCCGAATAAGTTAGTAGAGCCATTACAAAGTTTAAGGTTAAACTTAACTCTAAATTAAAATCTATACCAGCATTAGGACAATTAACAAAGTTTAACTCAGCGTTAAAATCAGAAATTTATACAGCTATGCTAAAAAAATGCAATTGTTAAAATTGTGTTGTGAAACAAACATCTGTCTAATTCAAGAAGAGAAAACATAAATATGAAATGTCAATGGTAGCTTACTCTGCGTGCATAATAAATGCTTTTACAGCCCTTTATAGGAGACATGGTGGTACTAGGCTAGCACCTGAGTTTACTGTTTTATAAGAGTTTCGTAAATATGTAAAACCAATTGTATTAAACTTAATATAGTATATCAAGAAAAATGTATAGAAAATTACTGTGTCAGAGTACTTATAACAATCTTCCAATCGTACAAAGTCAATCAAGTATGTTAAAGATTATAATCGTTACCATTTTAAACATAGAGTCAATTAGAGAAAGCAAAGGTTGGTTGCTACATCAAAAACCGAAGAATTTGAAGCATAGCAACAAATAATCAAACCAGAGTATCAAGTTAATGGCAGGAAACAAGGCAATTACTTTAATTCAGATAATAAACCCAGATGTATTATGTGCCCTGAATAATAAACCTTCTTGCCAGCTGTGATGGTAAATAAAGTATTGATAGATTAATTCAAGAACTATTTTACTGAGTTTATTTGTGGAACAACAGATTAAGAATTAGCAGACAAAATTACTCACACAACAAAACATTTGAGAGATGGAGTTTCCATTGCAATAGATGCAAAGTCTCATGACGCACATCAATGGAAATCAATAATAAATATGGTGGACAATTAAATTATCACAGCTGTCGCACCAAAAATACTTGTTAATGCTCAGCTAGGCAATCTTGATTATAACATGAAGAACTTGCTTGACACTGACTCAAAAGTTGTTATATTGAATAAGAACAAGAGTGTATTTAAATGTGTTGTAAAAGGCACTACATATTCTGGACAAGCATTGCGAACTTCATTATTTAACTTCTTGCGAGTTTATCTTTACATGGGATTCATCTTTTCAAAAATTGGTATTGACATTTATGC